GTTTGACGGTATTTCGATTTTATGATATTGACAACGCTGAAGGTACGACAACGACAGGTCAGAAATTGATTCAGTTTACGGAGACGATTGCTAATAGTTACTACAACAAGATATTGAAAACGGATGAGGATTATTGTATTTACACAGATACAGACTCAGTTTTCTACTCTGCTCTACCACTTGTAAAGAATAGGTTTCCAAGTGCCGATGTTAAAGATGATAAGTTCATGACCGAACAGATTCTTGAGATTGCTGGTGAGGTTCAAGATTATATCAACAAATCTTACAATTACTTCAGTAGTAAGTTTCTAAATATCAGAGGTGACCATCGTTTTGAGATTAAACAAGAGATGATTGCTAAGTCTGCTTTTTGGGTTACCAAGAAGAGATATGGACAATGGATTATCAACGATGGTGGTTTGGAAGTAGAGAAACTTGATGTAAAAGGTTTGGACATTGTTCGTAGTTCGTTCCCACCAGCATTTCGTGACTTCATGACCAAAGTTCTAAAAGCTATCCTTGCTAAAGTTCCGAAAGAAAAGATAGACGAGTTTATTCTGAACTTCAAAAATAATCTACAGAATGAAGAGTTGGATAAGATTGCTCTTCCAACAGGTGTTAAGGGATTGAATAAATACATGGATAAATCAAAAGGTGGTTTTAAGAGTAAGACAATGTTTACACCGATGAAGAAAGGTGCACCTGTACATACGAAAGCTTCTGTTATCTATAATGACCTACTTAAACACTTCAAGGCTAACAACCATGAAGCTATCTCAAATGGTAATAAGGTTCGTTGGGTTTATCTAAAACAGAATCCATTCAACATCGATGGTCTGGCTTACAAAGGTTATGACGATCCTAAACAAATCATAGATTTCATTAATCAATATATTGACCGAGACAAGTTATTCGATAAAGCTCTTAGTAAAAAGATAAAGATGTTTTATGATGCCATGTCTTGGGATATGCCAGTAGAGAAAAAAAATACAATTGAAAAGTTTTTTTAACTTGACTTTTAGTCAAATATTTAGTAAATTAATATATAATATGGAGAATAATAATAATGAATAAAATCACATTAGATACGTTTATCCAAAAATACAATCTTGGTGGTAGTATAAACTCAGTAAAGTGGGAGTCAAACGGCGAAACACTTTCTACTCGTTTTATATCACCAGATAAAAGTCTTTTGGGTGAATTATCACTTAGTAAACAATCAATACCTAACTTTGAGGTAGGTGTTTATGATACACCACTTCTATCTAAGATGTTAGGTACTCTTGCTGATAAAGTTGATTTCAATGTAATCAAGTCACCAGCAGATGAATCACAACCTGTAGCATTCGGATTTTCAGATGGTAAGATATCTGTAAGTTATGTCCTTGCTGCTCTTGGTGTAATTCCTGATGTACCAGAACTAAAGAATGTACCTGAGTTTGATACCCTTATCAATATAGATTCTCAGTTCATCAACTCTTTTATTCGTGGTAAAGGTGCTCTTGCTGATGTAGAACATTTTTCTATCCAACCAGCTGAAGGTGGTGTGGAGTTCGTCATCGGTTTTAGTGATATCAACTCAAATCGTATCAGTATCAAAGTTCAGAGTGGTGCTGTAAGGTTAACTGAACCAATCGTCTTCAACGCTAACTTATTCAAAGAAGTTCTAAATGCGAACAAAGAATGTTCTAAGGCAGTTCTTCAAGTAAGTTCAGGTGGTCTTGCTCATATCGAGTTTAAGATAGATGATTTTTCTGTTAAATATTACTTAGTATCACAGCAGGTATAGTATGAGTTCACATGGATTATGGGTGGAACGTTATCGCCCCTCGACATTAGACACTTATGTTGGTAATGAAACTCTTAAGACGAAAGTCGAAAGGTTCATAGAGGAGCAAAATGTTCCACACCTATTATTGTATGGTAGAGCCGGTGGGGGTAAAACTACCCTTGCCAAGATTATCGTAAATGCTATTGAATGTGACTATCTCTATATTAATGCTTCGGATGAACGAAATATCGATTTGGTTAGGGATAAACTTAAGAACTTTGCTTCTTCTGTTGGTTTCAAACCAAACAAAATAGTAATCTTGGATGAGGCTGATTATCTTAATGTTAACTCAGCCCAACCGGCTCTTCGTAATCTTATGGAGACATTCTCAGGACATTGTCGGTTTATCTTGACTTGTAACTATGTTGAGAAGATTATTGACCCGATTCAGAGTAGATGTCAGACCTATAAGATTATTCCACCCTCAAAGAAAGATGTCGCTGTTCATGCGAAGTATATCTTGGAAGAAGAGAATATCTCTTTTGATTTAGATGACTTGGCTCTTGTGGTAACTGCTGGTTATCCTGACTTGAGAAAGGTTATCAATGACTTACAGAGACAGGCAATCGATGGTCAGTTAAAGATAGACAAAGATGGAATGTTACATAACGAGTTCAAACTTCAGTTCTTGGATATGATAAAACAAGGTGTTGATTTAAGAACCATTCGTAAGTTTGTAGCTGATAGTAACTTTACGGACTACACAGAGCTGTATCGTTTCCTATATGATGAGGTAGAGAATATTTCTGTGGAGAAATTACCAGAGATTATCGTTGATATATCAAATGGTTCTTATCAAGATGTGTTGGTCGTAGATAAAGAGATAAATTTCATGGCTACCATCTCTAACATACTTAGGAGACTACAATGAGTACAAAACCAATGAAACCACTTCCTCAGGCACAAGTTAAGATTGACTTGGCTGATGCGGATACTATGAAATGTCAGAAGTGTGAGAATCCTGTTTTCATACAAGGATACATCATAAAGAAAATATCTGCTATCGTTTCACCTACAGGTGAAGAAGTTATCGCTCCAGTACAAGTTTTCAATTGTGGAAATTGTGGAGAGATGTTACCACTAAAGGAAGTTAATGAACTTATTTAAGTGGATAGACGAACTATTTACCAAGAAAAGACCTTGGGATAGTTTTTCGGAAGAGGAACAAAAGAAGTTTAGTCCGTTTATGGTAAATCGTTACTTAAGTATGAGTAATGATTTCTTACCGATTGTTAATCACTTTCAGAAGTTAACAATCGAGGTAATGCCACATTCTGCTGTCTACAAGTTCTATTGTTCCTTACTTCCAAATAAGAAGACTTATCTAAGATATCTTAGTGGTAAGAAAACAAAGGTCAACGAAAAGGTTGTTCCTTTCATTCAAGAATACTTTGAGGTTAGTAAGATACAAGCTGGTGAATATTATAACTTAATGACTAATATTGAGTTAAAATCTTTACTAACAAAGTATGGTAAAACAGAAAAGGAAATAAAAAAGATGGGTGTTAAATGAGTAAGTTATGGATGGCTATAATGATATCTTTGTCTGGACATATACTAGCATGGTTTCATATGCAAGCTCAGTTTAAATGGGAATGGGCAAAAAGTTTGTGGTGGATAGTTTTAGGTGGAATACCAATTAGTTTTGCTTTTTACTATGGAACGAGATGGTACTATGAATACTTTAATAATTACTGGTATGTAAGACCGATTGGTTTTGGTATGGCGACAATAACTATGGGTATATTGACTTGGTTAATATTAGATGAATTACCAGATATAAGAACGATTATTTGCTTGGTTTTATCAGTTGTTATTATTATAATACAACTATCACATTTAATTATAAAATAGAGGTTATATGAACATAAAAGAAAGAGAACTTAATTCATCACAAGATGATTCTGTAAGTGTCATAGAATACATGGAGACTAAATATCCTAAAATGACACAAGAGTTCCAGAAGATACAGAGAGAACAATACGAGTTGTTTCTTCATAAACAACATGATTATGGTCCTCAAAACATTGCGGTTGGAACTGCTTTAGATAATGAAGAGGACAAGAGGTTATCTCTGATGGGTATTTGGTTTAGAATTAATGATAAGGTAGAACGTATCAAAACTATTCTGATGAGAGGAGACAATGGTTCTCTCAAAGGTGAAGGTTTGGTAGATAGTTATAGTGATATTTCAAATTATGGAGTCATGGCACAAGTCGTGGCTAGAGGAAAGTGGGCAAAGTAATGGAAAGATATTGGGGAGAAAAACAGAAACAAGCACCAAGAAAAGCTGGTGATACAACAGAGAAACATATATCGGTACAAGATAACAAGATTTACTTTTATTCTGGTGTCAACAGAAATGCTTGTTGTGAGTTAAATAAAAAGATAAGTGAGTTGGAAGCAAAAGCTGTAACACTATCTCAGAATCTTGATACACAGACACCACCAATCAAATTGTTTATAAACTCAGGTGGTGGAAATATAGTAAGTGGTATCTCTTCTATGGATACGATATTAAGAAGTAAAGTTCCTATTAATACCTATGTGGATGGATTCTCTGCTAGTGCTGCGACTTTCTTAACAGTAGTTGGAACACATAGATATATGAGTAGAAATTCTTACATGTTGGTTCATCAGTTATCTACACAATTTTGGGGAACATACTCAAACTTTGAGGATGAGAAACAGAACTTAGATTTGATGATGAAGAACATCAAGAACATCTATAAAGAATACACTAAAATTCCTATGAAGAAACTTAATGAGATTCTGAAACACGATTTGTTGTGGGATGCTAACACTTGTTTAGAATATGGAATGATTGACGAGATTATTTAATGGCACATATATCACATAGTCAATTCACAACCTATAACGATTGTAACCTTAAATGGAAACTTCGTTATGTAGATAAGTTAGGAACTTTCGTAGGTAACATACATACTCTTTTTGGTACAGCAATGCACACCGTGATACAAGAATATTTGTCGGTAATGTACAACAAGTCTATTGTTGCTGCTGATAAGATTAACATGGAGTCTCGATTAAAAGAAGAGATGGTTGCTGAGTTTACTAAGATAAAAGAGAGTCAGAATGTATTACCTTGTACCCAAGACGAGATGATGGAGTTCTATCAAGATGGTCTTGCTATCTTAGAACATTTCAGAAAGTATCGTAACAAATACTTCATGAAACAGAATTGGGAGCTAGTTGGTATAGAAGTTCCAATCCTAAAAGATATCCAAGAAGGTGTAGAAATGATGGGTTTCTTGGATGTTGTGATACGAAACAAGATATCAGGTAAAGTGGTTATCATTGACCTTAAAACTGCTACTCGTGGTTGGACAGATTTTCAGAAGAAGGATTTCAATAAGAAGTCTCAGTTATTACTTTATAAGAAATATTACTCAGAACTATTTGATGTTCCGTTGGATAAGATAGATGTGATGTTTCTGATTCTAAAGAGGAAGATAGCTAAAAACTCTGATTTTCTAATCACAAGACTACAGAAGTTTGAACCAGCAAATGGAGTTCCAAGTATTAACAAGGTTATGACTAAGTTTGAGGAGTTTAGAAAAGGTGTCTTTGATGACAAGGGTAAATATCTATTAGAAAGAACTTACGCTGCGAAACCAGGTAAGATATGTAAGTTTTGTGAATTTTATGATACGGAGCATTGTAAATGGGGGAAAATCCTATAAGGGTAGGAATAGTAGGGAGTCGTAAGTACGAGAACCGAAAGAAAATAAAAGAGTTCATCTTCAAGTTGAAGACAGATAAAGGTGCTAATACAATAATAGTTAGTGGTGGATGTAAGACAGGTGCTGATAGATATGCTAAAAAG